ATATGAGCAAGAAGATCATACACGTGGTTCTCAAGAATATGCTTGTACAGGAGATAAGTGTGAAATTGTTGACATAGCTACGGAGGTTAATTAAATGGAGGAAGAAGATATAGAAAAAAGATTCTATTGTGATGGTTGTGGTCATAATTTTGCTATGGAAGTTGATGAAGATATGCCAGAGCCTAAATTTTGTATTTTTTGTGGTTCACCTGTTTATGTTAGAGATGATGAACATGATGATTATCAAACGGATTATTAATGAGTTCAAAAAGTAAAAATAAAGGCAAGAGTTGGGAACGTGATGTTTGCATGTTTCTTTCTGAATTGTATAATGATAGTTTTATAAGAGTTCCAAATTCTGGTGCATATACTGGTGGCAAGAATGAATTTCGGAAAGAATATTTAACAGATGAACAGGTAAAATTATCACGAGGAGATATCATACCACCACAGAAATTTGTTAATTTCGTAGCTGAGTGTAAGAATTATGCAGACTTTCCATTTCATCAGTTAGTATCTACAGGTAGAGTTGCTTTATTAGATTCGTGGATAGAGCAGGTAGAAGCAGATTCCGAAGAAAAGGATACATGGTTACTTTTTATCAAGATAACCAGAAAAGGTACTTTTGTCCTATATCCAGTTAGTAATGGTTTACATTCTTTAGCACGCGGTGTTCGGTATAAGGAATATTGGTTTTGCGAGATGCAGTACTTTTTCCGAGAGTATAAAGATACTTGTGAAAGACAATGGACTTACTCCTTATAAACAAAGGACTTATAAACCCTTTAAAAACAAGTACTTATAGACAATCGGCCAACTCCTTTATAAACAAGTACTTACAGACCTCTTTTTTCCTTGACATTATTGACGAATTCCTGTAGCATAGTAGTATATTTAATGATTAATGGAGGTTGAAATGAGTATCTGGAAAAAGTTTGGAGATGAAAGGGATGAGTTTTTTGATAGTGATGATGAATTACATTTGGATAAAGATAGTTTCGAAGCTTGGCTAGATTCTATAAATGAGTCCGGTGATCCTGCAAGAGATGAGGAGTACTATAATAAAGAAATGGCTAAACAAGCTGAATATCCACAGGTGGTTGTGCAGACACCGGATTATACAATGACATATAGTAATAATTGAGGTTTTTATGATTAAGTGGTTAGTGAATGATTGGGAAAGAGATCCTATAAATTTTACATTTGAATTTTTAGGTGCATTATGTTTTATTGTTCTATCATTATATATAGCGATTGCGGGAAACGATACCGTAATATTATATATTTTTATAGTTCAATTAATGGGATCATCCTTACTTATTATTTCGTCAATAAAAAGGATGAATGTTAATATTTTATCAATTAATATATTAGGGTTTTTGATTGCATCAGTTGGATTAATTCGTATTACTTTATAAGGAGAAAAAAGTGAGTAAACAACTATATGATATTATGAGATGTGCAGATGGCGCAACACGAGCATGCAAATTAGTTGATGGTGTTTTGATAGACCCTTCTCTTGAAGTGGTCGAGAAAGAAAAAAAAGAAGAAAAAGAAAAACCTAAAAAAGTAATCAGTATCCAAGATCGCTTACAGGGTAAAGTGGAAGATTTTATTTCAGCTGTTGAAGGACAGGTAGATGATTTTGTTGATAGTAACTATAAGATGAAATATAATCCTTATAATCATTTAGCTGATATTGGATGTAAAGCTGCACACGCACGAAAGATGCGACCCTTTTATGTTGATTGTTATAATGAGCTTGTTGATGTATATAATAAAGATGATGAATATTACATTGAGGCCTGGAGTCACTTGAAACCCAAGTATCATAAATTGATGATGGATTTCTATGGTAATATTGTTGATGATTTGGATCGTATAATAAAGAACTCTACTGCACAAAGAAAACCACGCAAGAAGAAAACATTATCTGCTACTAGACTTGTCAAGGCTTTAAAATATCAACCAGAATTTAATGATCTTAAATTAGTAAGTGTTAATCCAGAAAAGATTATTGGAGCCAATGAACTATGGGTTTACAATACTAAATACAATCGTATTGGGGTATATCATGCAGTTAATTCTAATAGAGGACTTTCTGTTAAGGGATGTACTATCCAACATTTTGATGAAGATGAATCAGTCCAGAAAACTGCTAGAAAGCCAAAAGACACATTGAGTGTCTTAACTAAACGCTCTTTGAAAAAGCAGTTGAATAATATGAAAACCAGAGAGCTAAAAATGACGGGTCGTATTAATGCCCAAACTATATTATTAGGAGTATTTTAATGTATAAAAATATTGTTATTATTATTTTAGTGTTTTTATTATGTTCGTTGTGCTTTCAGAACAAAGAGAATGTAGACATTATTATTGGGAACATAGCTGAAACAACGGAGAAGGTTGTTAGTGGTACAACTTATCTTAAAGAATCTTTTGATAGGAATTTTAGTGAGAAAAAGATTAAGATAGATATACCATCTTTACAGATACAGAAAGAACCATTCACAGAAGGACTGATGACTGGTAAGATTGAAGAAGATACTTTTTTTAAGGAGGAAAAGTGAGCAATAAAGATTTAGTCACAGAAGATTCTGCACAAAAGATGGCTCGTGGTATTGTTAGATCATTAACAAAAACAAAAGGAGTAGTTATATCTAAAGAAGATACATACAAGTTTAAAACAAGTGCAGTGTGTGGTAAGATTGAAAATGATATGCTGGTTGATGTTTTACTAACACCAGACAATTTTGTAACTAGAGTGGAAGGAGTATATTAATGACAGAAATAATTAAAATTCCTAATAGGGAAGACTTGGTCAAACAATTACAAGAAAATTTAATGCAGATTACTTTTACGAAATTAGACGGTGAAACGAGAGTATTGAAATGCACATTGCATAAAGCATTAACGCAGTTTGTTAACGAAGAAACTAAAAAGAAATTTCCGACTAATGAAGAAGTAATACCAGTATGGGATGTTGAGAATGGAGCCTGGAGATCATTTCGTGTAGCTGCTGTTACTAAGGTTATAAACATTGGAAAGATTCCTCACAACGCAGATAGACCAAATTTACCTAAACCAGAAGGGGAGTTTATTGAAGAATGATATTGATTGATTTTAGTAATGTGATTGTTGGTTCTATTATGGTAGCCCATAAAGTACCAGATGAGGAAAGATTTAGTGAGGACTTTATTCGGCATTTGGTGTTGAATAGTCTCCGTTCGTATAGAAATAAATACAAAACTAAGTATGGTGAGCTGGTTATTTGTACAGATTTTCATTCTAGTTGGAGAAAGGATGTTTTTCCATTCTATAAAGCACATAGAAAGGTAGCAAGAGAAAAACAGAAAAAAGATAGTGGGTTAGATTGGAGTGCTTTATTTGATACAATAAGTAGGATTATTGTTGAGATAGATACATTTTTTCCATATAAAGTAATTAGGGTAGCACACGCAGAAGGTGATGATGTAATTGCTGTTTTGGCTAGATCATTCAAAGAACCTTCATTAATTGTATCTAGTGACAAAGATTTTACTCAATTGCATAGACACAGGTGGGTAAAACAATGGTCTCCGCTGAAATCTAAAATGGTTAATGGCATTGATCCTTATAAATACTTAAAAGAGCACACTATCAGGGGTGATAAGGGAGATGGTATTCCAAATATCTTATCAGCTGATAATTGTATTGTTGAAGGTGTTCGACAAAAACCAATTTCAAAGAAAAAAGTAGCTACTTGGTTAGATATGGATCCTAAAGATTTTAATGATGATATGAAACGTGGATGGGACAGGAATAAAGTTTTAGTTGATTTTGATTGCATTCCTAAGGAGATTAATGATACTATCCTTGAACAATATAATAAGGATAAAAAATATCAGCATGGTCAGTTGATGAATTATTTTATTAAGAATAGACTGAAGTATTTAATGGAGAATATGGGAGATTTTACAAAATGACAAAATATATTTCTGAGTTATTTTACGAGTTTGAAAACTTGAAATCAAGAAAAGAAAAATTAGGATTTTTACAACAACAAAGGGGTAACGTATTATTTAAAGCAGTATTACAGGGAGTATTTGATCCTAATATTAAATGGAAAATAGATGTTCCATCTTATAAACCAGATGACGCACCTGTAGGGTTAAATCCGTCAAATTTATTTTCAGAAATACCTAAATGTACTATATTTGCAGATGGTCATCCGTCGGGTAAAGATTTAACAGAAAAACGAATGAAGGAACTATTGATTCAAATATTAG